GCGCTGCTGTCGCCGCGGATGCCGTTCTCATGTCGCGGCGGGCCGCGCGTCGCCAGCCGAATACCTGCCGCGAACAAACCTGCCAGCGCCGGGCAACTTCAGACACCCGCGCTCCCGGAACCAGGCGGCGCGGGTCGCTTCATCCATCGCGGCGGTGGCGATGACCGCTTCCAGACGGGCAACCGCGGTCCAACGGTTGGCGCCGCCGCCACCGTTACCCGAGGCGTTCGCCAAAGCCTCGGCCCGCCATCGCTCCAGCGTACCGACACTGATGCCGATCCTGGCTGACAGCGTCTCCACCGGGCAACTCTGTGGCGGAAGCAATCGCGCGACCGCGTTGTCCTTAAACTTCTGTCCATACCGTGCCATGTCCGTCGTCCGTCGCCCCCTGAGGTTCCGATCCTATCCGGGCGGCAACTTCTCTGACACAGGGGGGAGGAAACGGCTCTCAGCCGCACGACGAAACTGCCGGGGGAAGTGCTCCTTGGAGGTTACTGCCTACTCCAAACCGCGAGGAGGCGTAATATTTGTGTTGAGTATAGGCGTCAGATTTTGATGAGGCTCTATTCCGGGTCCACTTGCGAGGTCCTTCCATAATCGGTCCAAAGAAGTTTGCCACAAGAAATATCTTGCCCAAGCGCCCCATATTAGGCTATGATTATAGGTATGATGCACTCAACACAGTTAGACGAGTGTAATACCTGTACCGAAAGCAGTGGCGTTGTCACGACTTCGAGCCGATTGGTATCGGATTAGATTAGCGCTTGATGAGCGCACCTCCCAACTTAGCAGCAAATTCTATTTGAGAGCCTCTACCATGTATCAGAATGAACTGCGCCAGACCTCACGGTCAACCCGGATCGAATGTAACCCATCCAGACTTAATGACATCGAGCTTAATCACCAATTTTCTGAGTATATACGACGAATCAGTCTTGCGAGATCGGATTCGAGGAAGCCTGATTGATTGGGCAACCAATGTCTTGGCGGACTCTGGGCTAGTACCATCTGCTCACCATCGCTTTCTGTTGAACCGCCTGGACGATGTTGCTAAAGGCACGATCAAGCGCCTAATGGTATTAATGCCACCTGGCAGCGCGAAGTCTACTTACGCGTCCGTAATATTTCCCGCCTGGTGGCTTGTTCAACATCCAAAGTCGTCAATAATCGCTATATCACATACCGCCACCCTTGTAGAAAGCTTTAGCCGTCGGATTCTGGCATTAATTGACGAGCATCACAATAAGTTGGGATATAATATCCGAACCAATGATCATTCCGTGTCGCACTGGCAAACCAACGCTGGCGGCGAATACATTGCTATAGGATTGCGAGGAGCCATCACGGGGCGTCGTGCTGATCTTGCAATCATCGACGATCCTATCAGGTCAATGAGAGATGCCGAAAGCGCGAAGCATCGCCGGTCCACTTGGGATTGGTACACGTCCGAGCTAATTACACGTCTTAGACCCGACGCTCGCGTAGTGCTCGTGATGACCAGATGGCATGAGCAGGACCTGGGCGGACAACTGACTGCACGTAACCGTGAAGATTGGCACATTATCCGCCTGCCGGCGATTGCGGAAAAGGACGATCCGATTGGTCGACCGCTTGGGGCACCACTATGGCCTGACTGGGAAAGTCTTGAATCACTCATTCAAAAGCAAACCATGATCGGGAGCCGGGTCTGGTCGGCGCTTTTCCAGCAGTCTCCGCATCCACCAACCGGCTATCTTTTTGACATTACCAAAATTCAAAAAGTCGAACGAAGAGAGTTGGCTCGAACAAGCCGTAAAAAAGCTGTTCGTGCGTGGGATCTGGCCGCGACGCCCTCCTCCAATCAGAACGACCCAGATTGGTCGGTTGGCCTGAAAATGTCTCTCCAGGAAAATGACCAATATGTGATTGAAGATATAGTTCGTTTACAGGGAGACTATCGAGCGGTCCAACAGGCAATTTTATCGACCGCGCGAGCGGACGGTCAATCCGTTGTCGTGAGCTTACCGATCGACCCCGGCCAGGCGGCCAAATATCAAATTGCGCAACTATCATCACAGTTGTCCGGATATCGGATTTACGCATCGCGTGAACAAGGGTCAAAACTGTCAAGAGCGGGACCGGTCGCATCACAAATCGAGGTCGGCAATGTAAACGTGCGAGCGGCCCCCTGGTATCAGGCGTTCATCGATGAACTGAGTTCATTCCCATATGGATCGAAGGATGATCAAGTCGATGCATTGTCACGCGCATTCATGACGCTGTGCGAGTTCCCAAAAGATGGGCGGCGTCTGTTTGTGCCATTCAACACACGTTGAAATTCAATATGCTTCGCGGAGAGGAGTGATATAGCTCAATTCATGTTTGATACAATTTGTGATCTGATCCCACGCGACCCGGATTATACTACTCGCACGTGGATCCTCGATACTCTGACAAGAGTGGTAAGTGGACATTTGTATGATGTTCTTCCATATGACTTTCATGACGAACGTAGCCCAGGCGGCGAGTATGTTCCATTAAGAAAACGGAGACCATCGGTTCGGTACCCATTGTGCCGGGTAGTTGTCGAAGATAGCGTTTCTTTGCTATTCAGCGAAGGCCACTTTCCAACGATTGACTGTCAGGATAAGGTAACCCAGGCGTCACTGACCAGCATTGCGCGTGATTCACGTCTTAATCTTGTGATGACTGACGCGGCAACCAGAGGCTCGGTTGGATCAGTTGCGATATTAATGCGGCTACTAAATGGCCGCATCTTCTTCCAGGTGTTAGATTCGATATACCTTACCCCTACCTGGAGTCCCAAAGAACCCGATACCCTCGTCACCGTAGTTGAGCGTTACAAAGTCTCTGGGGCACAACTATCGAGCAACGGATATGAACCGCCAGAGCCAACAGCAGATTACTGGTTTCAACGCTCATGGGACAGCGATGCGGAAAACTGGTATGTGCCCACGCTCGTCGGCAGTGACCTTCCACAGGACATTGATGTTTCTCGGACGGTTCACCACGGCCTGGGTTTCGTTCCAATCGTTTGGATTCGAAACCTTCCTGGATATTCATCAACCGGAGATCCTAATGACGGGGCGTGCACGTTTCGAGCCGCCATCGAAACTCAGATCGAAATAGATTATCAATTGAGCCAGGCTGGGCGTGGACTCAAGTACAGCAGCGATCCAACACTACTGCTAAAAGAGCCAATCGGAACCGACACTGATATTATAAAGGGCGCGGGAAATGCACTAGTAGTAGGCGAAAAGGGCGACGCACGGCTGCTGGAAATTGGGGGCACGGCGGCAGCTGCGGTCATCGACTACGTGCGTACACTCAGAGAACTTGCTTTGGAAAGTATTCATGGCAATCGCGCGAGCCCTGAGCGCCTCACCGCCGCCCAGTCCGGCCGCGCATTGGAGCTAATGAATCAAGGTCTACTTTGGCTAGCGGATAATCTCCGAATAACGTACGGTGAGATCGCTCTCCTTTCGTTGGCTCGGATGATAATACGCGCCTCCGCGCGCTATAAATTGCGGGTTTCACAAGGCAGCATTCCCGCGATGGATCAGACGGTAGGACTGTCATTGAAATGGCCGCGGTGGTACCCGGCATCGGCGACGGATCGTCAGCTCGATGCCTCGACTCTCGTGACATTGATGAATTCTGGCCTGATAAGTCGTCCAACCGCGGTAAAAGCTATCGCCGATACCTACGACATTGACGATATAACTGCTGAACTCGCGCAGTGCGTCGTCAACCCAGAAAGAGGGCAATGAATTGGGCGAGCCGACACCAGACACCGATATCCAAGAGGATTCAAAAACCGACCTCCTGGCCAGAATTCATGAATTAGAGACAGAGCGCCATGACGCCCTCCAACATGCGGAACGGCGCGTTATCATTTCAGAATTGAAAGTCGAAGCGATCCGAGCCGGCATGATTGACCTAGACGGCCTGACATTTTTGGATTTGACTCAAGTTCACTTAGACGAAAATGGTAATTTATCAGAAACCGCGGAACTCATTATCAAACTAAAACAGTCAAAGCCCTGGCTTTTCACGACACCAACCACTTCCAGTATCGCTAAAGTGCCGCCGTCAAGGCCCAGCCGTCAGAAGCTCGCTACGGAGATGACCGAAGGAGAGTATCGAATTGCCCGAGCAAATATCATAAGACGTTCTACTGTATAGGCGCGATAAAAGAATAATTTCCAATTGCCATATAGTTTTCTGGACCAAAGGCTAAGTACTCATGGGCATCCAAAATTTCCCTGCAATTCTTCAACCTATTATTCAACAAGGTTTTTTGGAGCGAGAGTTCGAGCAAGCGCTTGTGTCTCGGCTAGGTTATAGAGCTTGCGCCGATCGTGAGGATATCGCCGTCGGCATCGGCGAGACCTTGACCAAGACTCGTGCGGGGCTGAAACCGACAGTTACTGTTCCAATTGCACCAGCGACAAACACGAACCTTGACAATGGACTTACTCCCGGGAATTGGGGAGTAGAGCAATATACGATCACGGTAAATCATTATGCAGCAACCGCCGATCTAAACATGGTTACTGCCCGAGTAGGTATCGCGTCGCAGTTTTTGCAGAATGCCTATTCCAACGGAGAGCAAGCCGCGCGCAGTCTGGATGAATTGGCTCGGAATGTCCTTTTCGCGGCATATTTCAGCGGTAACACCAGAGTGCGTCTCACTCTGGCCAGTCCCGGCACGTCGGTCGCGGTCGACGACATTCGAGGCTTCCAATTCGCATTTGTTAATGGCGTCCAGCAACCGATCAGTATCTCAAATCCGCTGACGGTTACCATTGGTTCCGACGTTTACACCGCCACAAGCGCGGCACCCGACGTGACAAACGTTTCTACGACCTGGGGTGGAACCTCCGGAGTCCTTACATTCTCCGGGACGGTGTCTGTTTCAGATGCCACGGCAGGAAACACCGTACTGGCGGCAACGGCGTCATCAATAATGCGGCCATCCGATGTTGGGAATACGTCACTCTTGACCGCGAGCGGTACTTTGACAATGTCATGCCTTCTGGATGCAGTTGCGCGGCTCCGCGTTAATGCTGTCCCCGAGATAGAGGGGGCCTATAACTGTTATCTGGACCCGGTCTCAGCTCGCCAACTTTTTTCCGACCCCGACTTCAAGCAGCTCTTTCAGGGTGCCACATCCACGAATCAAGTATTTCGAAAGGGCATGACGAACGATTTTCTTGGCCTCCGTTTCATGCCTACAACTGAAGTTTATGTTCAGCAACATCCTACCCTGGCGAATCTAATGATTCGGCGCCCAATTATTTGTGGAGCCGGGGCACTGATAGAGGGAGATTTCGCGGGTATGGCCGCCGACGACATCGCGCCATCCGATTCCATTGTCACCATGGTGGATGGTGTTGCCATGGTCACCAGAGAGCCAATCGACCGCCTTCAGCAAATTATCGCACAATCCTGGTATTGGATGGGTGGGTATTGTGCGCCGTCTGATACGACAACAAATCCAACGACAGTACCGACTGCCACGAACAGCTCATATAAAAGAGCTGTTATGATTGAGCACGTTGGGTGATCGGGAAGGAATAAATCTTTGTCAATCGGAGCGAGCACTCCATTTCAGCCGGCGGCAACGGCGGTCATCACGGTGAGTACCGTTTCAAACAACATTCAACTCGCGGGGGCTGGCGAGTCTTTACTAATCACGAACCCAACATCGTCGCTCGGCTATTTCCTGTTTAGTTCTGATCCCACCGTACAAGCCACGAACTGGGACACACCCATCCTGCCGACCAGCAAAATGCTGCTCCGCTGTGGTCCCCTCGTGTTGTATTGCGCTGCTATGCTGCAATCTGGCAGCGGCGTTATGATGTTCACTCGTGGTGATGGATCGAATAGTTGACGACCTTGACGGACAGCGAGAAGATCGAAACAAGGCGACAATGTGGTTATCCGGCTTATGGCGGAACAGCAGCGGGATTTTCATCCTGGCGCTTCTATCAGATCTACGGCTTGCTGGAGTACCGGATGAGCAATCTATCTGATGGCGAAGTCAGCGTGGTCCGAAGATATATAGTAACACTGGCAGCATTGGAAACGGCCATCCCGCGCGCATCTGACAATCTGGATACTGATCAGGCCTCAATTTGGACGAGAAACTCAAACGAAATTCGCGACCGTGAGCGGCTTTACGATGATTGGCGAATACGTTTGTGTGCTTTTTTTGGGGTTCCACCCGGACCTGGTCTAGGTTCAAATTCGCCCAATTTGATTGTATGACATGGACGCCGCGCATTTACAAGACCGTTTATATTGGGGATTGAATCGAGCGGCAAAAGCGTTGGGTAAGGTCACTAATGCTTACCGGCCGAGCGGAATTTCAAATCCGCTTAATCGATCCAATCGCTACCTCCAGCTGCCTGCCGTATTCAGCCGAGCGGATGGAAACTTCTCCCGCGCCGTCGGTTATGGCGTGGGTGTATGGCGAGGCTACTTCGATGCGTCCTATACTCGCATTGGAGACTATCTCGTGCAAGACAACGATATCTGGTTCATTGCTGAACAACAGAGTCTACTTCCAGTCCTCTGCGTGAAGACAAACCGAGTCATAACGGTGAGTCGGCACGTGACTCCCACCGTAGACATCTCAAATGTCCCGGCTCCGACGAATTCCATGGTCGAGGTCATTTCCGGATGGCCCGCGAGCCAGCTCGGAACCGGAACTGAAGGCAGGTCACCGGCCGGATTACCAGGAGATACGGCAATACCCAATTGGATAGCCCTCATACCTTCCGTCCATGGGAAGATACTGCAACCAACAGATATTGTTACCGACGATCTGGGAACAAGCGGCATAGTTGCTGCCGCGGAGCTTAGCAGCCTTGGGTGGCGCCTCAACGTCCGACAGATAACAACATAGTGGCAGATTTATCGGATGTCGAAAATGCCGTCGCCGCCCGGATTCTGAACACATTGTATCCTAACGGGACAGCTTTTGCCAGCGTTGTTGGGAATACTTGCAGGGTGTACCGGGGATGGCCAGTCCCTGCCGCGCTGAATTCTGACCTCGCGGCGAGCGTGGTGAACGTGACGGTATTCCCCGCGAACCGCCCCGACGAAGTTCCAGATGCATACTTTGATATCCCATATGCCAGTCTTCCCGCTGTCACTCTGCTAGCGACCGTAACGGGGCAGAGCGTCGCGTTCTCGGGCGTGGTCGCCGTGAACCAGGTGGTCGGCTTGCTGGTGGACGGCACGCCATACGCTTACAATACAGTCAATGGTGATACTCCCGCCAGCATCGCGGCGAATCTCACCGCGTTGATAGCCGTGAACCGCGTAGCAATCCTATCCACCTCTACAATCACGATGCCGGACGTGACAGCCCTGATTGCCAGGGTTGTCATGAATGCTACTGTGACCCGTTCTCTTCGGCGTCAACGCAAGGAGATCCAGGTGACCGCGTGGTGTCCCTCGCCAACACTTCGCGATTCGGTCTGCGGAATCATCGATCTTGCGTTCGCAGCCTCATCGTTTATCAACCTCGCTGACGATACGACCGCTCATGTCCAGTATGTCTCCACACAAGTATATGACCAATCGCTGAATGCGCTGCTTTATAGACGCGATCTTTGCTATAAATTTGAGTATACTACGGTGGGATTCAGCGTGTCGCCCGTTATGCTGTTTGGAGATCTCATTGACAATGCAACCACGTCGTTCTTGTGAGCAGAGGATTTGAGCCAGGACCGCCAGTATCCGACGTTATGCTTGCCTAGGCTACTAAATATCGAAGCTCTTATCTTTTAACTCGGGTAACGGAATAAACCCTACACCATAACCATCGAGGATCAACATCAAATGCCCATTATTCAGGCTGGCGCGGTTAATAACACAGCGCTGATAGTGCCTGACTTATATGTCGAAATTGTGCCACCTCAAAACCTGATCCTCAATGGCGTACCTACGAACATTTTGGGTGTAGTTGGTACATCAACCTGGGGTCCCCTCGGTACACCTGTAATAGCTGGCTCTATGTCCGACTATTATACAAATTTTGGGCCTATCATACCACAAAAATATGATATGGGCACTCAGGTCGCAACCGCGGTGCAACAGGGGGCACAGAACTTCCGGTGCGTCCGAGTGACGGATGGAACCGACACATATGCTTCCGCTGGTGTACCTGGCACCGGTCTGACAATCACCGCACTGTACACTGGTTCTCTGGGCAATCAGATTACTGTGGCACTTCAACCAGGCTCAATACCCGCCAGTTGGATGCTATCCGCGAGCTTGCCAGGTATTCAACCCGAAATCTTCGATAATATCACCGGGAGCGCGGGCGCCTTCTGGATATCACTTGCTAACGCCGTCAACACCGGTGCGGGTGTCCAACGATCTGCCTCGAGGTTGATAACTATCCAGCCAAACGGGAACACGAGCACCCCCACTAACCTGTCGGTAATCTTGGGCACCGCATCCCCGGGCTCGGATGGTGCGGCCGGTGTGACGCCGAGCCAGCTTGTCGGGCAGGACTCAGGATCTCGGACAGGAATGTATGCTCTCAGAGGCCAAGGGTGCGGTCTTGCGTTGCTTGCTGACGCTGACGATCCCGGAACCTGGACCGACCAGGCGGCTTTCAGCCTTGATGAAGGAATATACCTGATTCTCACCGGGCCGGCTGGGGACTCGATTTCAAACGCCGTGGCGATTAAGCAATCTGTCGGGCTCGATTGCTATGGCACCAAGTTGATGTTTGGTGATTGGCTTTGGTGGTCCGACCAGGCGAACGGTCTGATTCGCACGGTTTCGCCACAGGGGTTCGTGGCAGGCCGACTTGCTAATTTGTCTCCTGAGCAATCAAGTTTGAATAAGCCGATTTATGGCGTTATCGGCAGCCAGATATCAGGTCAACCGCAGTCCGGGGAGACATCGTCCTACTCTTCCGCGGACCTCACCACTCTGTTCAGCGCCGGGATTGATGTGATCGCCAATCCTCAACCGGCCGGGGCATTTTGGGGTGTTCGCGGTGGTAGGAACTCGTCCTCCGATACGACCAGAAACGGGGACAATTACCCAAGGCTAACTAACTATATCTCTCAGACACTTTCCGCGGGAATGGGTCAATATGTCGGGCAGGTGATAACCTCGACACTGTTTCAGAACATTCGAGGCACCTTGTTATCATTTCTGCAGAACATGCTGAGCCAGGGTTTGCTGGGGAGCACAAATGGTGCTCTTCCGTACAGCGTAATATGTGATATATCAAACAATCCAACGAGCATGACCAGTCTGGGATATGTGTCTGCTAATGTTCAAATCCAATATCAGTCTATTAACGAAATATTTATCATTAGTCTGGAGGGCGGCCAGACAGTGCAGGTTGCTGTACAGACACTACCCGCTGGCCAACCTGGCCAATAGGAGCACATCATGGCAATTTCAGCCTTTTCTGTTGGCCGCGATACTCAGCTGGTCATAATTGGACCATCCGGGCAGATAAGTCTATCCTACGTTGTCGCATTTGATAGTCGTCAGCTAACCGAGTCGGTCCGAGTGAACGGATTGGACGGAAACCAAATGGGCATGGAATTGCCAAAAGGGTGGGAAGGAAGCTTTGAACTGGAACGGGGCGACTCCACCGTCGAAGATTTTATTGCTAGCCTAGAGCAAGGATACTTTAATGGCTCAATGAATGAATTCAGTTCGATGTACCAATACGTCTCGGAAATAGACGGATCTACGTCCACCTACCAATATAATCCCGTGGTCTTTAAATTAACGAACGCCGGTCTTTGGCGGGGTGACGCATCCGTTAAACAAAAACTTGAATTCTTCGCATCGAGAAGGATCCGAATCTGATGACACCGTCAGAGTTTATAACAGTCTCTACCGACAAGACAATCGAAACTCGTGATAGCACGGGGCGAAGCCTGAAGGTTCGTCGAATCAATGCCCTCGATCGCTTGCGACTTTTGAAGACAGCAGGTCCCGTATTATCCCAGAATGATGGATGGCTCAATATGGCAGCGTTGACTCTCGCGGTCACAGAGATCGATGGGGTTCCGCGCCCGACTCCGAACAGCGAGAAGCAGATTGAAGCAGCGGTTACTACGCTTGGAGACAGTGGCTTGCGGGCAATTGCCGAAGTACTAAGCGAATGCGAGGACGAAAATTCGTTTTTCGAGGGTCCCCCCGAGGGAAACGCCGAGGGCACGCCGATCTGATTGAGTGCCTTTACCTCGTCCGAAACGGGGTGCCCTTTGATGTCGCCTTCTCATTATCCGACCTGGACAGATTCCATTTTTGTCACGCGTTCCAGATGCTCACCGAATTCTCGTAACGTACTGGATCACCACCGCCGGCCCCCTTCGAAAACACAGGTGGGTTAGTTCGATGGCCGGGAGACGTGGCACTCCCACCGATTTCAATCGATAGTGAAATCGCCGCCAACATAACAAGGTGCCACTGGAGGTGCATGTTTTGTCGAACGTCCTGCTAACATTGGGATCCTTCTCCTTTGAGGGTCTTGAGAGCCCCGGCCAGATACTACTGAAGACCAAGCAACGTCTGGCAATACATCATCTGGGTTCCGGTTCTTCGACGGTCGATTCTCTCGGTAAGGACATTGAGATAGTCACCTTTCGCGGTATCTTCACCGGGGCCGCTGCCGCAGACCGGATCCAGTCAATCGAGTACCTGAGATCTCAAGGTGCGCCGCTTCCTCTTATCTGGGGTTCAAGGACGCTGACAGTTCTAATAGAGGAGTTCGAACTTAATTACACCACGAATCAATGGGTTCCTTATAAGCTCTCGTGTTACGTAGTACCATCGGTCAGCGATGGGGCTAACCGTACTACAGACGAGACGGTCATGTCACCAAATCAGCAAGTCACCGACATCATCGGTCTTCTACAGAACACCGATGTTACACTAACACCTAACCAAACGTCGGCGCTTTTAGTACTGGCTGGCACAGATTTCGACACACCACCTTCCGACTCTCTGCAGCAGGCAAACGATGTTCTTAGCTCGATTGAAAGCCAACTTAGTAGCCTGGTTCCCGCTTTATTGATCGGAACAAATGGAGTTTCAGTATCTCCTCATGGAGAAGCACTTTTGTTGACTCAGATCGTCTCGGATGCTAGTTTGCAAGTCACTCTTCTTCTTGCTCGCAATCGACTGATGGATATTTCCGTAACCGCTGTGGCTGTCAATCAACAATGATACAGACTATTTTGGCCCAGCCCGGAACGACATTGTTCAAAATCTCAGCTACCTACCTCGGTAACGCAACTCAGTGGTATCGAATAGCTCTGATTAATAATATTCGAGATCCATTCCTAATTCAGCCAACGATGCTGATGATTCCACCCGTTCGGGCCGGCCAAGGGCAGCAAAATGGCAATCAATAGCGTAAGAGGTAACGTTGAAATTCCCAGAGTTAGAGCTCAGTTCAACGGGATGACCATTGATGCAGTAACAAATATGGAAGTAACTCTCAATGGTTCACGCAAGAGTTCGCGCTTCGATCTCACAGTGAGCACCGGAGGAGATGTATCAAATAGTCGTTGGCTAAACCTATCACCGGGAATGGCGGCCGCAAAGATACTAATGCGTTCCGAGCCAAATGAGGGCGAGGTCACGCTATTCGATGGCCTGGTCGAGAGCATAGCCTACGACCCCATTAATCGCCTGGCTCAGGTGGAAGGGCGAGATTATTCGTCTGTCCTGATGAACACATCGTATCAGGACGCGTATTTGAATCAGACTGCTAGCGAGATCGCTACTCAGATCGCGCAACGGCATGGATTCAATCCAAGTATAACACCAACTACGACCCTCGCTGGGGATTATCAAGGTGACGGTTACAGTCAGATGCTGCTAAATACTCACTCTAGAATTACGAGCGAGTGGGATCTACTCAGTCATTTGGCGGAAAATGAAGGATTTGAACTGTTTGTCACAGGCACTACATTGGTTTTTGCCCCATTGACGTCATTAGAGACCAACTATCTGACTCTGTGCAATTCAGACGTGAAGAGTGTCAGATTTCACAGAAATTGTCCTCTATCCAGTCAAACAACTTTGACAGTAAAAAGTTGGAATACGTGGCAAAACCAAATGGTATATTATACCGATGGTTGGTCGGATGATCAGACGGTATCCGACCCTGCTGGCCTAAGCTGTGATCCGGCTACTGAGATCGCGATAGTCCGGCCAAATCTCACGTCGTCGGATGCAGAACGGTTGGTGCAGCGGTATTCAGGCGCGTTAGCTGAGAGAGTTTTATCTGTGGAAATTGCTATCCCCGGGGAGATGTTGTTGAAGCCTTTCGATACGGTAACATTTGGTGGGAATGGTTCTAGTTTTGATGCCGATTACATCGTGCGATCTGTACGTAGGCAATTTTCAGCGACCGGAGGGTTCATCGAGTTTATCCACGGATTCGTAACATCGTCTACGCTATCCGATGGCGGATCAATGTAAGATGAGCGGATTTCTTGATATGTTGAACTCGAAGATTGATCGCGCGCATGGAAGTTTAGCGCAGCCCAGACTAGGGGTAGTTGCATCATCAAATCCGCAAACGGCATCCGCAAAAGTACTGCTTCAGCCGGAGGGAGTACTCACAGGTTGGTTGCCCGTTCTGACACAATGGGTCGGTTCCGGTTGGGGTATATCGTGCCCTCCAAGTCCAGGCGATCAGGTTCTCGTCATTCCTCAGGAAGGTGATCCGCAACATGGCCTCATTATTGGTCGTCTATTCTCCAACCAAATTCGCCCCCCTGACTTGGAGATCGGAGAAATCTCTCTCACACATCAATCAGGCTGCTCAATCAGATTACTTAATTCGGGTATAGTAGCGGTCCAGGGAGACTTACACGTGACCGGCGATGTCTATGACACTCATGGTTCTCTCTCTAAGCTTCGCGGCGACTACAACAGCCACATTCATCAAATTAACGACGAAGATACAACAATTCCACTCACACAGGATTAGCACGCGGTGATTGCAATAATTTGTGATTGGGGAGGAGACCTATCTATCGGTCCAGGCGGTGACATCGCCGTGGCGCCGATTCAAACAGAAATACAGCAACGACTTGTTCGGAGACTCCTCACAAGTGCAGGAGATTACATTTGGCACACTGTTTATGGAGCCGGCCTGGGTAATTACGTCGGAGAAACCTATTCACCCAACCTCATAGATGGCACTATTCTAAGCCAACTTCAATTTGAGAGCCTGATATCTGTTTCTCCACCGCCTTCGGTTCAGGTTAGTCAGTCACTGGTTGGAGCCTTCTCTACCACTTCGGTAACTGTTCAATATCAGGTGGTCGGCACATTCACCGGAACATCTACAGTCCTTGGGTTAACCTCGTAAGACAATGAACCTTCCAATCCGCAGTTTCACCAGTATAGTCCGCGACATGTCTGCCGCGATAACCGCCTCCGCGGGCAGTTTGATTGATATGTCAGTGGGCTCTGTCCTACGCGCGATCATTGAAGCGAATGCCGCCATTGTCCTTTGGGTCCAATGGCTCACGCTTCTTACTTTGCAAATGACCCGGGCCGCTACCAGCACAGGAGCGGATTTAGACAGTTGGATGGCGGACTTTTCCCTTGAGCGGTTACCCGCCGCCGCAGCCTCCGGTACCGCTACCTTTTCGAGATATGCTGGAACCACGGTAACATACATTCCACTCGGCACTGTCGTTAAGACCCAGGATGGTTCTGTCAGCTTCTCTGTGACTGCTGATATTACCAACCCGTCCTGGCAGCCCTCCCTGAACGCATATTGTTTGGCAATTGGCGTAATGGCTATCGAATTGCCGATCATTGCTACCATTGCCGGGCAGTTCGGAAATGTTCTTGCGAGTACCATAACACTATTGGCATCAGCAGTACCCGGTGTCGACCTCGTAACAAATCAGCAAGCCACTAACGGGGGAACGAATGCTGAATCCGATGACGCTTTCAGGGCACGGTTCGCCGCATTCTTCGCCGCTCGCTCACGTGCCACGATAGATGCGATTGGATACGCAATATCAACTGTGGGAACCCAACTAAATTATGTCATTTTGGAGAACGTCGATGCACAAGGTAATACGAGACCTGGTAACAACCTCGTCGTCGTAAATGATGGATCAGGGCAATTAGAGACCTCCCTGTTCAACTCCCTCTCCGTCGCAATTGAAGCTGTACGACCAATCGGAACAACTTTTTCAATCCAGCCACCGTCGATCATTCAGGTTCAGTTAAGTTTTTCCGTGCAATGCCCTCCCCAGCTTTCGATATCGGCCGTGCAAAACCTCTTGCAGACCACCATCGAAAACTACGTAAACACGCATACGATCGGGAGCACGCTTTCGATAACACGTATTAGTCAGCTGGTCTATTTTACGGAACCACAAATCATTAACATATCCGCGGTGCTCTTGAATGGGGAAAGCGTAGACCTCGTGGCGCCGCCTACTGGCGCATTCCAACTCCTGGGCATAAGTTTTACTTAGAATGAGATTCAGTCAGTCGGACATATGTCAGAGAATAAAGGCAGCACTGCCAGCTCGATGGTTTGGCAATGACACCCCGAATTTGGATTCCATTCTGGGGTCACTTGCCGCGGGATGGATCGGTCTATTCGATTTTTTAGATTATACAACGGCACAAGCTCGGATAGCGACCGCATTTGACGGCTGGCTGGACCTGATTGCGTTGGATTATTTCCAGTACCGCGTACAGCGGCGCCTACGAGAAACAGATATTTCGTTCCGAATTAGAATACTTAAAGAAATTCAAAGAGATCGATGTACTCGCTCAGCGATATATAGCTTAGTAGAGGAGCTAACTGGCGCGCCTCCAATCATCTTTGAGCCAACGAATCTCGGGGACACGGGGTGCTTCGGCTCTTTAGAGTCACCCGAAACAGGAATGGCCGGCTATGGTTCCGCGGGTGGATGGGGCACTTTTCAATTGCCATTCCAGGTATTCGTAACAGCATTCCGACCAGTCACCGGCGGCGTCGCGATGGTAAACGGGTGGGAGGGGAGCATAGGAGGCTACGGGGTGGGATTGAGTTCCTATATAAACCTTGGAATGAATACTGTGCAGTTTAGCGATTCCGAGTTTTATAGTGATATTTGTCACACCGCCCCCGCCGGCACGATAATCTGGGTATCGATTGTGCCGTGAGAAATATGTCAACACGTTCTCTATTTTATCAATTAATCCTTTTCTCCCCGCTATGGAAATCCAAGCCTTTCCCCGGTATGATCAACAAACTCGTCCACTGGAGGTCTGGACCCAGACTAACCAGAAAGGCACGAGTGATATCCGACGACGAGAACCATGGTCGAATGACAGAAGGATTTGTACGCGGCCATCGAGTACGGTTAAAATCGGCTATCCAGACTACGAAAGCCGAGAACCGGAAATTATCCGCGAAAGAACTTGCCGGTGGCGGCGAAAGAACACTCGAAGTTCCGTCAAAATCTGACATATTTAAATCGAAAGTCGAACCACAAAATCCAACAGAAGTACGATCCTCATCTCGTTCTCCGCTTTACGGCATTGCTAACCGCCAGAAGTCCGATTTATCAACGACGCCAAAAACATCGATCGTAGCGTTGCCGGCTCGTGGCCAACTCCTCCGTTCCGCTTCTGCGGTAATTCGAGCGAAGACCAGCGATCGTTTGACGTCTCCACCAAAGGGGATGTCGTCTGCAACCGGTCGCTGGCACGACATTGCAGGGAGAAAGTGGCGAATTACGAGCGTACCTCCGAAGAGCCAGGGATTAAAGACGGAAGGTACGGGTCAGTCAGCCAACTGGGTTTCGGCTTCAGGCGAACCCCGGAGTGTAGATGACGGATATTGTCACACTGGAACACAAATATTCGGAGAGACACGCGGCGGCAAGCTGACGAGCATGGCAAAAAGTTCTCGAGCTTTGCTCGCCGGCTTTCCGGGATCGCTCGTTGTGAACTCTGGTCCCCCAAGAACTGGCGACGTCGATGGCAGCAGCCCGTTGGCAGCCAATGAAGCTGCATTATTTAGGCGACTCGAAACCTTGCCTGGCGAATCGGCGAAGACAGCAATGCAATCTTCAAACTTCGGCGGCGAGTTGTGGCTTGATGTTGGCAATCTAGGGAACTGGCTTCTGACATACCTTACTAGGGAAATCGCTCGCGGTTCGAACACCGGAAATCAGTCGGGAGTCCCGATTTGATGATTCATGGACAGTCCCTGTTCGCTGGTCCGCAGCCGTCCTCTTGGGAATTAGTCAGTGGATCATGACCGGACACCGACGTCAATAGATGGACCGAACCGTAATAGCCTGATGCGGAATGATCACGTGGGAAGATCTGGCCCACAGCATCCGTCGCCTCAACATTTAAACTTGTGAATTCCGGCGGCGGCAGATGGGAAATCACCAGAACGAAGAGCGAGATCACTCACTGGCGTTGCACGAGAGAAATCGACCAAGTCAAGATATATCCTGAGGATTAGAGTAATTGGAGCAAGGCAATGCCTGGAACGGCCCTCGGCATCTGGCAAGCCTGCCATTCCCCAGATTGCATGATAAGTCGCCGATTATCAACGTCTATGTGCGCAACTTTTGCAATCTCAATTCTAGAATAGGTCTCAGCATCCTATGAATCGAAACATTGTTTACCCGGGGGCGATTCCACTTGATACTGACCTCCTGACCATCAATGTCAATACGATGGTAGCCCTCGGTTTTCTCATCAGAGCGGTTCTCGGTACCGAAATTGTGGCTGATGGATTAAGTTGTTCTCCGACCCTTCCAGCATCGATGTCCGTACAGATGAGCCCCGGCAGTTTGACGCAGCTGTCGGTCGTAGATACCACGCAGTTTGGATCGTTGAGCGCGGACACCAACGATCCGCTTATGAAAATGGGGATCAATCTTTCCACGCAATATTTCGAACTCCAACCTCCGACCAGTTCAGGATGCTCCGTAAACTATCTGATCGAGGCCAGCCTACTGGAGAGTGATCAAAATTTAATAGTTCTGCCTTACTATAACGCCTCCAATCCTTCGCAGCCGTACAGCGGTCCAACGAACTCTGGCACGCCTCAAGCAACGCTACGAACTCAATCTGTCCAGTTGCAGCTAAAGAGCGGAGTGCCATCTCCGTCGGGCACTCAACTTACGCCCGTTACAGACCAGGGATGGGTCGGGCTCTACGTAATTACGGTCCCGTATGGAGAGACCGTTATCGGAGCAAATAACATTGCAGTCCTGCCCACGGCACCTTTTGTCGGATGGAAGTTACCAAATCTTAGCCCAGGATTTGGAGCCGGAGTACAGAGCTTTTCAAGCAACGGTGTATTCGTCGTTCCTTCAGGAGTATCTCAGCTCGAAGTGGAACTTTGGGGAGGGGGTTCCGGATCATTTGCTTCAGTGGCCGGTGGACCGAGTGGGGGCGGATCAGGTGGCGGGTATGCACGCAAGCGCATCCAGGGCGTCTCCCCCGGACAGTCTGTAACTGTAACAGTCGGAGCCGGCGGTACAGCGGGAACCACGAGCGGAACGCCAGCCGGTGCCGGTGGCACAACAAGCTTTGGCCAATACGTCAGCGCGACTGGTGGGAGTCTGAACTATCTTACGACAGTGACCAATCCACAACTTGGTGCCACCCCTCCCGGAATCGGCGTTAATGGGGACGTTAATTTAACGGGATCTGCCGGACAAAGTAGTTTACTAAACCAGGGTGGGTTGGGAGGCGCGGCGCCAATGGGGGGAAGCCAGAATAGCGGCACGACCGGCGTTAATGGGACAACTCCAGGCGGAGGCGCATCTGGAGCGGGTACCGGCGCGAATAGTGCGACTCCTTATGCTGGTGCAATGGGAGGTGGCGGGGTTGTGATAGTGAGGTGGTGATCTCTGATCACCTCGATGATAGTGGACCTTATGCAGACGCCGGTGCGTTCCAAGTTAACACTACGGCGAAGCATCCGCTCTCGATTATGACGCTGGTACCAGCCGGGAGCCGGCAGGGTATACCCTGACTCTGCGGAAATCCGGAAAAACCGTTGCTAACCTGCCCTGAGGCGATTCTGCTGCATGCGTGATCCGCTCCGGCTTCCTGGACAGCGTATCCCGCCGCGACCTGATCGACCTGGCCCGCGACCTCCGCCGCGCCAACGCGCTGGTATTGCTGGACGATGGGATGAGCTTCGCGTCGATTGCCAAAGTGCTGTTTCACGACAACGACACGATCTGAACCTAGCAGGCTGCTGAAAAACCCCTTGACCGGCCTGGAGTCCATTTGATTCGATCTGCTGACGGATCAATCAGCGGCATCGAGGCCCCCATGCGCGGCGAAGACACCCAGAACCAGACGCTTT